GAGAAATGGGTTCGATGGCTAGCAAGCATAGGAGTAACTTATACCACTGCTGATAAGCAAGATGGAGAATTGTTAGTTGACACTGCGATTGAGGACGCCACCTTTGTAAAGAGGAGTTTTGTGAAACACCCTATTTATAATGTAATTTGCGCACCTCTTGATTTCGATGTCATAGATAACATAGCTAGATGGTCCGAATCAAATCCAGCAAATATGGAGGACCAAATGCAACGTTTCAACGCAGCACTGCTGGAATTGTCGAATTATAGTAAACACATCTTTTCTCGATATCGAGAACGATTTGTCGAATATTGCGGCATGTTAGTCGCATCAGGATATAGTATATCGGCCTCACGATTATTGCATTACGATGATTGTGAGAGAATGAAATGGCCTCATTTGTTTGAAATCACCACATGGCAGCGTTTGGATCCGCACTTAACTTCGCAAGAGACCTTGCAATCAGTCCGACCGACAGAGGACGCATTGTACTGCTCTAGCCAAGGTGCGCTGGGAGACCAGGGTAAAAATCAAGTCGAATTCGCTGGTACTATTGTGATAAACCCAGCGTCTTATGAACTCACAGGCAATTCTTTAAAATTGATAAAACCTCAATCCCACGAGGTGAAACACACGGGAAAACGAACTATTGCACGCGCACGACCGCAAATTGATCATGAATATTTGGAGAGTGTGCGAGATTATGTCGAAGAATATAAGAGGAAATACGGTGACTCACCATTTGCACCGATGAATATTCCTTCGACGCAGGAGGATACGCCAAAACCTCAAATGGATTTGTGTTTTGAGAATGGAACAACACATTTTTACAATATGACAACAACTATGGCGACACACAACGCAACATCGTCAGCACAGAAATTGGCAGTCGGATTAGTTACTCTAGGAGTATGTTTCGTTGCATTATCGGTACCAGCAATAATTACGATTGTAGAACACCTACGATTTCGAAAATTGAGAGTCCGAAGCGTGAACAAAAGTTCAGTTGAAACATCATATGAACCGCCGACAGTACCGTTATTTCCAGATGAGAATAATAATCCAGATGTAATTGAACCACAGATGGAAACGGA